AGTTATACTCTCTGTATCATGTTCTGCATTGATCTCATACTCTACGTAGTACTTAATCCTTGGTGGTTTGTGCATCATCTAAACTCTCCTTATGCCTCTTTAAATATTTAACAGCTTTTTTAATTATTGTCAAGTCATCTTTAAAACCACCTAATCCAGTGTTGCAATGTGAACACACCCAACCACGAAAGGTATTGGTATCATGGCAGTGATCTAAAACCCATGTACTCAGTTTACTTTTTCCGTGACGACTAAGTTCTAATACATCCCTACTACATATAGGGCAACAATAATTTTTATATGGGTAAGCGTTTTCCTCTTTAAGTTTTCTAATAATCTTACTATGTCCACTATGACAAGATTTACAAGTTCTTTTTATTTCTCCAGTAGAATTACCCATAGTAGGTCTAGGACTCTGAAAGTTATAGAGAGGTTGACGTACATCACACTTTATGCATATAATTCCTTCTTCTATATACTCTTCTGGTAGTTCTTCTATTATAAATAGTTCCTGTTGTGTCATACTTCATACCTTGCAGTTCTGTAGTTTAGTTCACAGTGTACAATACCATGCCACCCCGACAGTTTATTTTTAACTACATTCAAATGTCTTTGTGTATCTTCTTCTTCCTGTCCTTCAACAGGTGGGTTCTTAGCTATCAGGATCATTAGGTCAGCTTCAGCAGCTTTACCTGTACGTGATCCTTCCATCATAGCCTGATTTAATACAACCTTGTTCTCTGCATCAGCAGATAGCTGTGACATATAAAATATAGCACAACCATGTTGTTTAGCTATCTGTCGTGCATGTATGGCATTAGCCTTGAGTGCTTCATCTGGTCTAGCATAACCACCTGCCTTAGAAAACTTATCTCCCATGTCTAGTATAACTATGTCGGGTTTGTATGATTTACACATACTCTCTACCCAAGACATGTCTCTACCTGTAGAATCTTTAACTTTAATATTATCACTTATGGGTAAGTATATATCCCTTGCCTTACTGGGGTTAGCCTTTACTTCATGCATGGTCATGCCTGTAGCTGCTGTTAAGTATCTAGCACCTACACGATGTGGACCTTCTTCATTACATAGTATGATACACTTAGCACCCTGCTGTGCAAAACCATTTGGCCCTGCAACTAAACTGGCATGGAAGGATGTCTTACCTGTGTTAGGTCTAGCACCTACCTCAATCAGGTGTCCTTCATTCACACCTTCTATCTTACGTGTAAGTGTAGGTATATTAAACGTCCATCTGGCTTCAAGATCATTCTTAGCAAGCAATGTCTCAACATCCATGTTATCCCATTCAATGTTTAAATCAGGGGTGAAGTCATCCCCATACTGTTCTAGTATATTACGTATAGGCTCTAGGTTAGACATAGTACCATTGACCATTTCAAATCCTAGATTAGCTACGTCTTCACCTACTACCTGTTGAAATAACTTAGACAGAACTTCCTGTGCTATGTCATTACCCATTAAGGGTTCTTTCTTAATCTGGTTAAACAGAGATGTGTATGCCTGTTTCTGTGCTGTTGTAAGTTGAGCATTGTTAGACATAAACAGAGCTTCAATCTCAGCAGGTGTAACAGTACGCTCGTATCTTTTCATAGCTAAATCTACAGCATTTTTAATCTTACGTACATCCTTACTAAATAATCTGTCAGGACACTTTGCACCCTTGTGATCATCATAGAAGTCTCTATCCATTAGACTACGTATTAATGTTAATTCCATATTTTACTCCTAGTGTTGTTAGTTTTTCAATGTCGTTAGGGTGTCTATATTTTAAATCATTAGTTAGTTTGAAGGCAACTACAGTGTCAACGTAGCCCCTTAGTTCTTTAGTAAATTGTATTGTCTTGGGTAGTGCATCGGGGTCTAGAGCTACAATGGCTGTTGAGAACTGTGATAAGAACCTCTTGTGTTCTTCTGATAGGGATGTACCCAACACAGCAACCCCGACATATACATCACTACCTACAATTGCAGCACTTATACAGTCCTCAACAACTACAGCTACACTACCATTACCATAGCTATAAGGCAAGCTACTTTTACCATATCGTTTCCACTTTGGTATTCGGTGTGTGATACTTCTGCCACTAGCATCTACCATTACACCTGACTCTAACACTGGGAATACAACACGGCTTTCCTTTACATCATATAACAGACCTAGTTCATCAGGGTCTATATCCCATTTCTTACAGAATATAGATATTGCTTTGTTATCTTTTACTAGACAATCCGGTTTTATAAAAGGTATACTATTCTCTGTAGTTGTAGGACTAATAGACTTACGTATATCCTCACTACTTAGCTTCACATTCTTCTTACCAGACAAACTACAATTATTACTATAACAGTTATACAATATAGTTCCCATATTATTGGTCACTGTAAATGTATTAGTTCTATTACATGATGGACAATCTAATCTCTTTGACTCACCATTTACAAGTGATAAATCATTTATAATATTATTTACATTCATAATGTATCACTTTCTTTGTTACTACTTCGTAGATTCTAAACTATCTGTTCTCTGTGTCAATGCTGAATTTGCACTTGTGTAGGTATGTTTCATGTATGGTTGCACAGAAGACACATGTGTATGCCCTGTTACTGCCATAATTTGCCCCAGTGGTACACCTGCATCAACCATTTGTGTAACACCTGTCCTTCTCAAGTCCATTAGACGTAGTGTCTCAGGTAGCTTGGCCTTACGCATGATAGCCCTTCCATTCTTAGATAGTTTCTGTAAGGTGTAGGGTTCGTACACACCCTGTATGGGCTTTACATGGGGTGCTACATACCTCTGAAAGCCAAAGTCTTTATGCTGATCCTTTAACATACCAATTAAGTTGTCTGAAATAGGTAAAAACACCTCGGCTCTACGTTTACTTTGCTCTAGACATAGTCTACTTGTATCCCACTGTATATTATCCCATTCTAGTGTTCTCATGTCTCCTAGTCTCTGACACCATTCATATGCCATCTGTACAATAAGACCTATATTTCTACTGGAAAAGTCAGAGTAGGCTGTGTCCAGAAATTCTTTTACATTAGTTTCTGTCCACACTACCTTTCTTCTTTTAGTTGACTTACGTTTTATATTAGAGAATGGATTTAGAATAGCCTGTTCCATTTCAATAGCATAGTTAAAGATACGGGAAGTGCATGTAGCAATATGATTTGCAAAGCTAACACCTTGTGTAACCCAGTCTTCGTAAGCTGACTTTGCCAACTTAGTAGTTATCTTTTTATATTTGACTGTTGCAAATTTATCACACGCTACACCTAAAAAATATTTGTAGTCTACTTTAGTTTTATCCCGTAACACATTGAAATCATTAGATAAATAAAAGTATTCTACTAACTCTTTGAAGTTACTATTTTTTGTAATTACTAATACCTGTGACTGTATGTCACGCCAGTTATCAATGGCTTCATTGTCCTTACGTACCAACCTACGTACTTTCTGTAGGTCAGTACCATAAGATTTTCTGGTGACTACACCCTCATCTATAAGATTTTTAGGTGGGTTAAATCTATAGTCACCATTGTCTTGTTTAACTACATACCTTGGTAGTTTATTCATTATGCGTACTCTCTTAGGTTCTCTACGTTGTGCCACAAAGGTGTACTAATCCACTTGGATACCTCTTGCTCACGAGAGAACATACTCACAGCCTGTGTGTCATTACCTGTATTACGTAGGCTGAATCCGTTACGCTCATCAGCATAGGAAGCATAGTTAGTAAACGCACTATACAATGCAAACTTATTGTGACCACGTACACTTGCCTCTTGCATGTACAACTCATACATCTTCTTAGCTTTACGCTCTGACTTCATGATGTCCTCAAGCAATTTGTGTACACTTACATAAGTAAAGTCTGTCTCTGCCCATGTCTGTAGTCTCTTACCCTGTAGGTTAAAGTCTGTCTTAGCTTTAGACAACTCATGCTGAAAGCCTGACAGTGTGAAGCCTGATGTATTCTTCTTACGCACCTTGTCGTAATCACCAGTGATCATACCATTAGTACAGAAGGAATCTATTGCACCAAACCATGTAGCAGGTGAGGCAGTACCATCAATACCATGCACAGCTATCAATCTCTGTGATATTTTTGTAATATGTTTCTTAGTTTCAATGGTAGTCCTGATCTTAGGTAGTTTGACATCAAGCATAGTCCACCCACCATTACGTGCTGACTTAAAGTCTACTGTTGCATCCTCTAGGTCAGATGCAGGTAGGTCATTGGACATTACATCCCAGACACTACGAAAGAAATCACCATGACTTCTAGCTGTAGCACCCTCACCTATGATAGCAATAGGTTGGCCTGTCTGCATGTTAATGACATACTTCTTATCCTTCACTCTGGTTGGCTCAAAGCCTACCTCAAAGTCTAGGTTGTATGGTACGTCTAGTTCGTTTGTTAAATCAAATGGCATTGTTTAGTACTCCTTTTCTATAGTGAACGATACTTCTACGTTATGTCCTACGTCACTTACGTAATCCATCATCTTGTACAACGTACCTAAGTCATAGGTATCAGCATCTAAAATGTGGTTAGTATATGTAACAATAGGTTTCTTTAGCTCAGTAGACTTACTTGTCTTATGATTATACTTGTATCGTTGTACGTGTTTAGTACGCATCGTTATGTTGGTGTATGATAGCATATTATTTCTCCTTGGTTATGGCAACTGTGCCTTTGTTATATCACTACTTTATGATCCAAGATAGCAATAAATTTCTTTTGTTATATCTGTGTGGCTACTATGCAACAGCTTGCAACCACTCAGGCATAGCTCTGTTCTTGTTCCACCTAGCAAAGCCCATCTTGTCACGCTTGTAGAATGCACGATAGGCTTCAACAGGATAGTTCTCCTCTGTCTTACAATCATCATGACCACTGAAACACTGAGGGTGTGGTGTCATACCACCTTCAGGTATATACTTTGTACCTTTGAACAAAGCAAGGGCGTGTTTACCTGCACCATGATTTTTTCCATACCTGTGGGTATATTCATTCAACATACTTTGATAGGTCAGCCAAGCAAAAGCATAGTTAGATCGTGTCTCCATTGCCCATAGTGTACAGGGGTGCTTTTGATGCACAGGTTTGTACAACTCATTCTCCTCTGCATACTCTGGTGCATGATGCCACAGGCTAGTGCATAGCATCTGTGCTTCTTCTAGTGGCATCTTCACTACGTGTTGGTCACACAACGCTTTAGCTATAGCGTCAGGGTGGTAGTCTACTATAAATCTATTCAT